ATGTTAGTATCTGATAATGCAATTGATACAATAAGAGATACCAATGTTGCAATGACTTATAACAACAAACCTTTTATAGATTTGTTTTTTAAAGAAATCTATCCTTTGTATGTTCAAAAATATTCTTATTTAAAAAAATTAGCAACACACAACATACTAGAAGTTAAAATACAAAAAACTAAAGTAGGTGAAGGTTATCATTTTTGGCATTGTGAAAATGCAGAAATGAAAGCAAGAAATAGAATACTAGCTTTTATGATATATTTAAATGATGTAACAGAAGGTGGAGAGACAGAATTTTTATATCAAAAGTGTAGGTTTAAACCTGAAAAAAATACATTGCTAGTATGGCCTTCACAATTTACACACATTCATAGAGGCAACCCACCTCTATCAAATGATAAATATATAATAACGGGATGGATAGAGTACGGATATTAATATGATAACAGAACCACGATGGAGATCTTTTATAGTAGAGACTACCACACCAATCTTTACACCTGAACAATGTAAAATGATTATTGAAGCTGGACGTGCTGAACCTAGAAACGATGCATCTGTTGGAGCAGGTGATAAAGGTATTAAAGGTGGGGTTGTAGATACTAAAACTAGAACTTCACATATTAGTTGGATACCGTTTAAAAAGATGACTGATATGTATAAAGACATAGAACGTATTATGAAAACAACTAATGGTAATCATTTTGGTTTTGATGGTATGCAAATAACAGAACTTGCACAATACACAGAGTATCCCGAAGGAGGGTTTTATGATTGGCATGTTGATAATGATGTGAACATGGCTCACGAACCACCTGTTAGAAAAATATCTATGACATGTTTACTTTCACCTGAGTCAGAGTTTGAGGGTGGAGATTTAGAATTAATGGCAGAAGGTAAAATTGCAAAAATAAAACAAGGACACGCAGTATTCTTTGCATCTTTTATAAGACACAGAGTAAAACCAGTTACACGTGGTAGAAGACAATCACTTGTTATGTGGTTTGGAGGAACACCATTTAAATGATGATTAAAGCTGCATACTTTCCAACTATTGTATATGCCAAAGATGTTAATTTAGATAACAGGCTTTTTGAAAAAGAAGTTATTGATTGGTCTAACAAAGATAAAGGTGTGACTAGAACTAATTTAAAAGGTTGGCATAGTCAAACTAACATGAATGAAATACCTGTATTTAAACCTTTAGTAGATGAGTTATATAAAATGATGGGTGAAATTTTTGTAGAAGAATGGTTGGATAGAGAACCTATGATGGGAAACATGTGGGCAAATATAAATCCACCAGGTGGAATGAATAGACCACACTTACATCCCAATAGTCATTTTAGTGGTGTTTATTATATTAAAGCTCCACAGAATTCCGGTAAACTTGTTTTTAATGAACCAAGACCAGGAGCACACATGGTTATGCCTACAAGAAAAAAAGGTAAACCTCCATCACATTTATGGAGAGAAGTTCATATAGATCCTCTCGAAGGTAGAATAGTTATTTTTCCTTCTTGGTTGTGGCATTGTGTTGAACCTAATGAGAGTGATGATATAAGAATATCTGTATCATTTAATTTTATACAGAAAGGATTTAATGTTTAAATATCAAGTCATAAAGAATGCTGTGTCGTATGAGCTAGCTAATTTTATACTTAATTACTTCTTGCTTAAAAGAGATGCAGTAAGTTATATGTATCAAAACAACATACACTCACAGTCCCCGATTCTTGGAACATGGACCGATCAACAGATACCTAATACCTATTCTTGTTATGGTGACTTTGTAATGGATACGTTACTAGTCAAGATGTTACCTGTAATGAAAAAAGAAACAGGGTTGGAGTTAATACCAACTTACTCGTATGCAAGAGCATACAAAAGAGGTGATGAATTAAAAAGACATAAAGACAGACCTTCTTGTGAAATATCTACAACAGTTAATTTAGGTGGTGATCCTTGGCCAATATTTATAGACGGCACAGGATCTAATAATGTAATTGATGAATACAAAAATATACATAAACCTAACGCTCCGGCAGGCACTAAAGTCTTGCTTGAAGTAGGAGATATGTTAGTATATAGTGGCTGTGAACTCGAACATTGGCGAGAGCCTTTTGACGGGAACATATGCGGTCAAGTATTTCTACATTATAATCATGTGAATGGCCCATTTGCTGATAAAAACAAGTTTGACGGAAGAGCTAAGTTAGGTCTACCGTCAGGTTTAAAATAGTATTATAATGAGGTTATATGTTACAAAAATTAGGGTTTGCACCAGGGTTCAACAAACAGGTTACAGAGACCGGGGCCGAGGGACAATGGTTTGATGGCGACAACGTTCGTTTTAGATATGGTTCTCCAGAAAAAATAGGCGGCTGGCAACAATTAGGTTCTACTAATTTAACAGGTGCTGCTAGAGCTATTCATCATTGGGACGACAATGCCGGAATTAAATACGCGGCTATAGGAACTAACAGAATTTTATATGTTTATTCAGGTGGTACATATTACGACATACATCCTATAAGAACTACAATTACAGGAGCTAACTTTACAAGCACATCTAGTAGTCCAACAGTCACAGTAACCGTTGGTTCAGACCATGGTTTAACGGATGATGATATTGTTTTATTTGATAGTGTAGGTGGGTTAAGTGGTTCAACGTTTACAAATGCAACTTTTGAAGACGTTAAATTTATGGTAACATCTGTCCCAACTTCTACTACTTTTACTATTACAATGGCGTCTAATGAAACAGGCACACCTTTAAGCACTGCAGGATCTGCATCAGTTTTAATTTATGAATCTGTTGGACCAGCACAACAACTTGGGGGACTTGGTTGGGGTACAGGTTTATGGTCAGGTACTTCTCCAGGAGCAGCATCAACAACTTTAGCCACAGCATTAACAGACACGATCACAACAACTATTGTTCTTGCTAACTCAGCAGCTTTTCCATCTGCAGGTGAAATTAGAATAGGTGGGGAAGATATAAGTTTTACAAATAATAATACCGGTACAAATACATTAAGCGGTGGTGCAAGAGGTGTAAATGGTACAACAAAATCAACACACAGTGGTGGGGCTACGGTTCAAAACATATCTAGTTTTACTGGTTGGGGAGATCCAAACAACAGTGACCTTACTATTGATCCAGGGTTATGGATTTTAGATAACTATGGTACGACTTTAATTGCTCTTATTTACAATGGTAAATGTTTTAAATGGGATGCATCTGCAGCCAGCCCGACAGCAACAAGAGCAACTGTATTACCAAACGCTCCAACTGCATCACGTCACGTGTTAGTATCTACACCAGACAGACACTTAGTATTTTTTGGAACAGAAACAACCGTTGGAACATCAACAACTAAAGATGATATGTTTATACGTTTCTCTTCTCAAGAAAGTATTGATCAAACCGATTCTTACACAGTAAGAGCCAATAATACTGCAGGTACACAAAGACTTGCTGATGGTTCTAAAATTATGGGAGCTATAAAAGGTAGGGACGCTATCTATGTTTGGACCGATACTGCATTGTTTTTAATGAAATTTGTTGGTCAACCATTCACATTCTCGTTTGAACAAGTGGGAACTAACTGTGGATTGTTTGGTAAAAATGCTTGTATAGAAGTAGATGGTACAGCTTATTGGATGTCAGAAAACGGTTTCTTTCAATACGATGGTCAATTAAGATCTATGCCTTGTCTTGTAGAAGACCATGTCTACGATGATATAAATGCTACATCTAGAGATCTTATTAATGCTGGATTAAATAATTTGTTTGGTGAAGTAAGTTGGTTTTATTGCACGGCTGCATCAGATCAAATCAACAGGGTAGTTACTTATAACTATCTAGACTCATCACCTAAACGTCCTATATGGACAACAGGTACTTTAAACAGAGCTGCTTGGCAGGACTCAGCAGTTTTTGACAGACCTCATGCAACATATTATACCGCTTCAGACAATGCATCATCAGATGTTGTTGGTAATACGGACGGACTTAGTATATATTACAACCAAGAAATTGGAACAGATCAAATCAATGCAGGTGGTGTTACCACAGCTATTATTGGATCAATTAAATCTGGTGATTT